CCTACACCGACCTGTCCGCCGACCTGGCGCAGCTCGACACCACCAACGACCTGTTCAATCAGGTCGCTCTGGACGCCATGATCCTGAAGGCGAAGACCTGCAATCCGAAGATCCGCCCGATGCGGGACGCCGGCAACGGGAAGCGCTATTATGTCGTGTTCGCGCACCCCTACGCCTTCAAGAACCTTCGGGATTCGATCGATACCGAGGTCCTGGCTCTCACCAATGTCGAGATGCAGGCGTCGAAGCTCTTCGAGGGCGGCGACCTGCTCTGGAACGGCGCGATCGTCAAGGAGGTCGACAACCTGCCGGTCTATCCGAACATCGGTTCAGGCGGGACCGCGGAGGTCACTCCGGTCTACCTCTGCGGGGCGCAGGCGATCTCCTACGCCCTTGCCAAGCGGTGGAAGTCCGCGACGCAGGAGTTCGACTATGGCGACAAGATCGGCATCGCGATCGAGTCGATCTACGGCGTCCGCAAGAACATCTTCGGCACCGGCACTGCCGACACCGGGGACCTTAAGGATCATGGCGTGGTCACCGGCTACTTCGCCACGACCGGCGCCGCGACGATCTCCGGCTCTGCGGCCGAAATCGGCTGACCTTTGAATTGAGCGGGTCGGCTTTCGGGCTGGCCCGTCCTTTCATCATCGAACAAGGATATTCGACATGACGACTCTCACCGGCCCTCGTGCCACTTCCACTTTCCCGGTCGCAAGTTCGGCCCGCAAGGGCGTCCAACAGGTCGCCTGGGGCTATTACAACCTCGCGGCCAACCCGTCACAGAACGATGTCATCGAGTTCTGCAAGGTCCCCGCAGGCGCCACCGTCATCGGCGGCTTCCTCCAGGGTGCGGACATCGACACCGGAACCGAGGCGTTTGATCTCGACATCGGATGGGCCGCCAACGGCACCGATGCTGCGGACACCGATGGCTTCGGCAACTTCGGCGTCATGGACGGCGATGCTGTCAGCCAGTTCCGGCCCGTCGCCGGCATCTACTATCCGTTCGTCAACATCATCCAGGACAACGGGTTCAAGACGTTCGCGGCGGAAACGACCATCATCGGCACGGTGAACGCTGCGGCCAATGCCGGCGGCACCGGGATGCTCAAGGTCGTCGTCTGGTTCGTCGTGCTCTGACCTGATCCGGGGGGATAATCGGGCGGGGGCCGGTCGCTCCCGCCCACAACCGGAGAATGAGAAATGGCTAAATTCCGCTTCGTCGGTGAATATACCCACGACCGCGACAGCATCACCATGAACGGCGTGGAGTTCGTCGGCCGCAAGGCGACCGAGGTCCCGGACGACACGGTTGAGCGATTCCGCAACAACATCGAGTTCGAGGAGGTCACCGGGACGGCCGCCAAGGACCCTGGCGGCCTGGAAAAGACGCCCGTTCGGCCGGAGCTGGAAGTTCCTCACGACCTAACCGCCCCTCCGCCCGAGCCGGTGCGCGCCGCGGAGGCAGACGCGGAAATTCGTGAACTGCGAGACGGCGCCCCAAACGCCAAGCCGGACGCTCCGGTGAAGCGCAAGCAGCGCAAGTCCCGCAAGTAGACCGCTGGGAGGGCGAGTGAATGACAACTGTTTCAGATGTCGTCACGCTCGCCCTCCGACAGGGCCGGGTAATCGGCGTCAACGCCACCCCAACGGCATCGGAAGCGGCTGCTGGGCTGCAAGCGTTCCAGGCGATGCTGGATCAATGGGTGACTGGCGGTATGTTCGGCTCGCTCTGCGACATCTATCTCGAGGACGACGGCACCGCCCTAGAGGGTAAGCGCTACCTGCTCGCCTCGGGCGTTACCCTGGCCTATCCGAGCATAGTAGAGGGGCAGGGCGGCGACTATGGCGAGGAAGGTAATTCTTCTTCACGCCAGCCCTATGATCTCTCGCTGGTGGAGAGCGTGACTAGCACCGGCACCCGCACGGTGAAGCTGTGGGACAGGACGGAATGGGTGGATCTTCTCGGACTAACCCTCACCAGCGATGCCCCTTTGTCATCCCGCGGACTGACCGGCCTCGCCGCTTGTGTCGCCAAGACCTATTGCGAGATGTTCGGCCGGGACCTTGGCCCCAATACCCAGATGCTGGCCCGCAGGTTCGAAGGCGCGTTGAGCCACAAGTTCGGATCGACCCGCCCGGCGGCGACTGCTGAATATTTCTGATGCCCAAGATAGCCTTCGGCCTCTCCGCATACCGAAGGGACGGGGGCAATCTCCCCGAGCTGCGCGTCGTCAACATGTTCGCCGAGCAGGCCCCAACCGCAAAGGCCGGCGTTGTCCTCATGTCGCGCAAGGGCCTGGCCGAAGCCTCAGTGATAGGGGACGGGCCGATACAGGGCCAGTTCCAGCAGCCCGGCACGTTCGATGGCGACACGTTCACGGTCTCTGCCGGCGTGCTTTACCGCGAGACGGACGAATTGGGCGCCGTCACCGTTTCGGGGCCGGTGTCGTTCGCATCGTCCGGGACAGAGATCGTGCTGACCGGCGGAAGCATCGCCTATAGCTATGACGGCACAGACCTACAGCCGATCGACATCCCCGACGACCAGAACATCATCAAGGTGGAGTTCTTCGGCTCGCGCTTCATCTACATTCCCGATAATCCCACGATAGGAGCCGGTGGTTATTACTGGTGCGATCTCGATGGGGACGACATCCCCGATGGCCGCACGATCGACCCGCTGAATTTCGCCAATGCCGAGAGCGCGCCCGATGGCTTGCTTGATGCCTTGGTGGTTCGCGACAGCTTGTTTCTCTTGGGCCAAAGGACGATCGAGCGCCACGAAATCACGACCGACCCGGACCTGCCGTTCCAGAAGATTCCGCACACGACGCAGGCGAGGGGAGTTATCGCGACGGGCTGCGCGGTGCCGGCGGACAACACGCTTCATTGCATAGGCGAGGACGGAATTTTCTACCGGATGGGCGATGTGCCCGAGCAGCTATCGGATTCCGGCATTGAGGAAAGAATCATCGCCTCCGCGACCCGCAGGCTATTGCGCTACGACTATGAGGGCCACCCGCTCATTCTGATCGTGCTGGACGATGACGCCTTCGCATACGACGCTAGGACCCGCCAGTTCCACAACCCGCGCTCCTACGGGCTGGACAGGTTCAGGGCATCTTCAGCGATTAATGTCGGCACGGAAGCCTGCCTCGGGGACGAGGCAACCAATCAGGTTTGGACCTTCAGCGGCTGGGAAGACGATGGCGGGCCTCTGGAGCGGCTATTCACGGCCTATTTCCCGCTCGATGCTGGCTCTGTGGCGATCGACAACCTCTGGATAGAGGCGAACGTAGGCCGCACGGACCTGCTTTCCGGGCAGGGCTCAGACCCGGTTGCCGAAATGCGCTACAGCCGGGACGCCGGGGCGACGTGGAGCGATTGGGAAGCTTCCAACCTCGGCGAGCAAGGCGAGTACCGCGTCGTCGCCGAATGGAGGGCGCTCGGGACTTTCGATGTGCCGGGTGCGATGTTTGAAATCAGGGTCACCGATCCTATCGGCTTTAGGGTTTCGGCCGTTCACGTTAACGATCCGATCCCGGGGCGGTCGCGGTGACTGCGAGCCCAACGAACAGGCTTCCGCGGCTCACTCAGGGAGATGTGCAGCTTAAGTCTCAATGGAACCGGCTTTGTGTCGAGATCGAGCGGCAGTTGGACGACATCCGGGCAACGGTAAGGCGCGATGCGATTTCTGCTTCGTATACGAGCCCGTCCGGCGTCCTGACAGCGGAGGATGCCGGGGCGGATGCTTCGATCACGATAGCCGATCACACTCGTTTCTGGGGCGATGAAACCAGCCTGCCGATAACCGGGGACGTCCTGACCGGGCTGGCCTTCGAGACAACCTACGCCGTCTATTACGATGATGAGACGCGAGCGGTGACGGCGCCAACCTTTCACGCAACGACCGATCTGGCGACGGCGCAGGCGAATTACGTCGCGGGGCGCCATCTTGTCGGGACCGTGGCGACACCTGCGAATGGAGATCCACCCGTTTCCGGCGGCACCGCGCCCCCGGGCTCTGGCTACGATCCGGGCGGCATCGGCTACTACATACCCTGATCTCACCGAAAGGATAATTGGATGGCGAACAAAGAGCGCCTGATGTCCCGTGGCCGTGTGCCGATGGACTCGGACGGGGCGGAGTTTAGCGCCTCCAATCCGATGCCCGTCACCGTCGCTGCGGGGACGGCCACGGGGACCGAATATACCGAGGATGTAGCGAGCGTCGCCGATCCTGTCGGCCAAATGCTCATGCTTCGTCGCCGCGATGCGCTGGTTACCAACGAGGTTTCGACGACCGGCGACAACATCGCGGCCAATGCGACCAGCCGCGGGGAGCAGACGGTCGCGCAGATCGGCGTAGCCTATACCGATCGCTCAATCGCCAATCTCGCCGGCTCGTCTGAAACCCTCATGGCAGCCAACACATCGCGCCGCATCCTTGC